AACTTTCCATTTTTCAAACAGTTTTTTTCCAATTTCTGGTCGAATCACATTGATAAAGTTTGCAACCTCTTTATTTTTTTCCGGTCTTGTTGAGGAAGTTTTCGCCATCTCAGACAAAACTTGAACCTTTTCCACCAAGTAATCAAATCCGTAATTTCTCATAATTATATTTAGTTAAATAGGTAATTGTTTATTTTGGGGTCTATTCATTTGATTGACTATCCCCTTTCTTCTACTACCAGTTGGAGGGCGATTAATATAATCTCGTATCATTTGTTTATCTACCATTTTCATTTTTAATTCGTCGATATCAATATTTTTTATATTATTGTTGACAAGATCAATCACAAACGGTCTTAAATATGCTCCGAAATTTTTTCTTTTTTCTTCTTCAACTTCTGGTGTTTTGATCGAATTTGGCAAATTTTGATAGATGTAATTCATCACATTAAAAGTTGCAGCAGTGGATTCTCCCAATTGTTTGAAAACATTATAACAAATTTGATACGCTTCTTTAAGCGTCATTTCTGAAAATTGGTGTTTTGATACACGACCTTCTTCTAAAATCTCCTCGTATAATTGTTGCAAATCTTCCAGCATATTGATATTTAACTAAATAATATCATGATTTCCTTTTCAGAGTTTTACCTAATCAAAGAAGCGTTTGATACTGTCACCGAATTCATGTTAAATCCTGAAAATTCAGATAAGGACTATGATGAACTTATTGCAGAATTTGAGGCATCAGGGGGGGAGGTCATCGGTTCCGGTTCGTTTGGTATCGTGTATTCCCATCCCAAGTGGCCGTATGTTCTAAAAGTTTTCTCTTGGGATGATCCTTACTTAAAATTCGCTAGATATGCTCACGATAATCCTCACCCATCCTTCCCCAAATTCTTCGGCAAACCACAAAGAGTAGTCCCGCAATTCACACGATACAAGGACGAAGCAAAGCAATATTTAGCGAGAATTGAAAGACTTAAACCAACACCTGTTAATGTGTTGGGGTTAATAGATAATAATTTGATGCTATATTTCCATTTGAAAGAAAATCCAAAATTAATACAAGATAGAACGCAATTCATGAAGCTATCTTCAAAAGTCAAATCTTTACCAAAAGCTGTTTATAATCTGCTGGAAGGATGGTATCTGCTCCGTAGGGATTTGCCTGATTTAAATCCTGATTTGCATGGAGATAATGTGATGATGCGAGATGATGGTCAATATGTTTGGGTTGATCCGGTCTGGACAGGGGATGAGAATAGTGATAATCCTTTGACTGCCGCCATGACATCCAAGGATTACGAACCTAGTAACATGCTTAGAGGTGGGAGAACAAAGTTGACTTCCCGATAAGACATGTTAAGGTAATTCATGGAAAATCCTAATGTATCATCCAATATCGCCATTTTCACGGCAACCAAAGGCAATAATTGGCACTTTCCCTTAGCCCAAACAGCATTGGAATTGAATCTGGATGAATTCATACACCCAAAATTCAACAATCGCCAAGGACTTGCCAAGGTTTACAACGAATTTCTAGACCTAGCCATCAAAGAGAACTTTGAATACGTCATGTTCATCCACGATGATGTCCATCTGGAACACGATCCCCGTCCAAAGCTGGAGAAACTATTTCAGGAATTTGATATTGTCGGTGTTGCAGGATGTTCTCAAGCCGAAATCAAGTCTCCCGCGCTCTGGCACATCATGGGTGGTGGGTGGGAAGGTGGTAATCTACATGGTGCAGTAGCTCATGGGAACGCTGATAAGAAATACATGACCAGCTTTGGTTCCTATCCCCAAAGGGTAGTGATGATTGATGGTGTTTTCATGGCATTTAATCGGAAAGCGATTGAGAAAGTGCGATTTGATGAGGATTGTCCATCGAAGTTCCATTTTTATGACCTTTGCATGATCGCATCAATTTTAGAAAAGGGCTTGAAAATCGGGGTGGGGGATGTTATGATAACTCACGAGTCTCCCGGTCTGAGAGAATTTACAGAGGATTGGAAAGCTGGGGAGTCATATTATATTCAGACATATGGAAAATAAAAATTCGATTAAATGTGATATCTGTGGGCGTTTCATGTCATACGATTCATTAGAATTGGGGTTAGCTACACACATTATGGTCACGCCTGATTCAGATGTGTCGTATGAAACATTTGAGAGTTATCATCATGCTTGTAAGAGAAAAGAATTAGAAAAATATGGAAAATAAAATTAAATTTAATGAACACTATGAGATGATGTATGTCAAGGACAATGACCATTTTTACAATATGTTTGATGAACAAAGTGTCAGTAGCTCAATGGTAGAGCGCGAAACGAGTGATGAGAACATCACGGAGTCCGAAAGGAATAGGTTCCCTATTAAGGCGGGTATCGGAGTTCAATTCTCCGCTGACGCACCAGATTTTTGTAAAAAATGGCAGTTGGATAATGAGAATGACTTTCAAAACACGTTGAATATTTATAATAATTGGATTTCCGATAATCTTAAATCAGTATCAACCAAGCAAAAAGCGGAAGATTTGACGGAGGATGAAAGATTTGCGCTTGCTTATTCGGCGGGTGTGAAATGTAATTGGTTGATGGTGGATGGTAAATTCAAAGGACAGACAGAAAAATGTGGTATCATCAAGGATGGGGATAAGTGGGTGGTATTAACACATAATGATGGGTAGAAACAGAGATGAACGGGCATCCAGACATGCGAACAGTTGAAGGTAACGGCGCGACTAAATGGTGTAACGGAACTTTTGGGGAAGTCCATTCCGTGCGCTTACCTCAACTTAATTATAGGTGGGATTATGTGAGGAAGTGTGATGAGTGTGGATTTCTAATGCCTGTTGAAAACCCTAACAGAACCAAAAAAATGAAAAAATATGAGTGAAATAGAAGAAAAAATTGATCAGTTAGTAGATTTATATACAAATACCAAAATGAAGGAAAAGGTAAATGTTGATATCACAGATATTGGTGATATCATGGGAATAGCTAGACTATATTGGGATTGTGTGCGATGTGGTGGGAGGGCAGATTTTTCAGTAACACTATCAAACGAACAGTTACCGAAACCTTACATCAAAGATGGACGACGCAATGTTACATATTGCTCTAATTGTTTACCAAAACGTGCTAAACAAAGGTGGGATTTTTATAATAATTTTGAAAATTGGTAATGAGTGAAATTGATTTTGATTATTTTGAAAAGGTTCTGGTAAAGAACGCGATCACGAATGGAGCTTACCTAGCTTCCATCGCAGATTACGTCCAGCCAAAATATTTCACGGATAAGAATATTGCGAAATATTTTGATATTGTCGCGGATTTCTATGATAAGCGACAATCTCTCCCCACATTTTCAGAAGTTAAGACCTACCTCACTACAGATGAACTCAAGACCAACTTTAAGAAGTTAATCGAGTCCTTTAAAGAGATAGATTCCAATCACAATGAAGATGAATTGTGGGAGAATACGGAAAGATTTCTCAAGGAACGGGGGATGTATCATTCCATTTTGGAGTCAGCGGAAGAAATATCGGAAGGAGAAGTGGATACTTCCAAGATTGTTGAGAAATTTGAAAAGATTGCGGGTATCAATCTCAATGTTGATACGGGTATTGAGCTTTATGGGGATCATTGAGGACATTTTGAGTGATGAGACTATGATCTCTTCCAAATGGCAATGGTTGGATCAAGCTTTGGATGGTGGTTTCACGGAAGCTGGTAAGGCTCTGTATGTATTCGCGGGACAATCCAACATTGGTAAGAGTATCTTCCTTGGTAATGTGGCAGCAAACATGGCATCACAGGGTAAGCATGTGCTTGTGGTGACTCTGGAGATGAGCGAAACGCTCTATGCCAAGAGAATCGCGTCCAATGTGACAAAGATTCCCATGAAGGAGTTCCGCAATTGTATTCCCACGCTCCGTCATGCTCTGGAAGAGGAGCATAAGAACACCGATGGTAGGATTTATATTAAGGAATTCCCCCCATCCACGATTACACCAAAGCAATTGGGAGCTTTCATCAAGAAAATGAAGGATTCTGGTGTCAGAATCGATGCTGTGGTGGTAGATTACCTTACTTTGCTTACTGCTGCGGGTAGTAATAGTTATGAACAGGGTAAGAAGATTTGTGAGCAAGTCCGCGCCCTATCTTACGTGTTCAAATGCCCATTTATCAGTGCTGCCCAATTGAATAGGTCTGCCGTGGGTCAAAATAACCCCGATATGTCGGGAATTGCGGAGTCCTTGGCAATTGTTATGACTGCGGACTGTATCGTTTCCATCTTCCAGAACGAAGAAGACCAAGAAATGGCAGTGATTCGATTGGGAATGATGAAAAATAGATTTGGTCCTCGTGGTATGGTTCAAGCCATGAGAATTGATTACTCCACGCTCTCCATTTACCAATCGGAGGACGACGAG